GAGAGTTCCCAAATTTAAAATGGAATCTATCACCCCAACATTCTTCAAACTTAATAGTTTTAAACGAAGCCTAGCGTGGGTTTCTGTTTCTGCATTTATAGGAATAGTTTCTATTATCTGGTTTATTGAAGATCGTTTTGTAAATGCAGGTGAAATGGAAGTAGAAATAGAAGAAGTTATTGAAGACAGCAATGTTCAACATAACAAGATTTATCTGCAAATGGATATTGCAGAACGACGAGCATTGGTAAAATCAGAAGTCGAATTTAAACAAATGTTAAAAACAGACCCAGATAATGATGATTTGAAAGAAGGATTGAAGGAAGTACGGGAAGAAAAAAGAGAAGTTAAGCAGCGAATTGCTAAAAGATTGGAATAGCTATCCTAATCTTTTAGCTATCCCAATCTTTTAGCTATTTATTTTTTCACAAGCCTCTCGCTATCAAGCAGAGTAATTTCCTTTGGCTGCGGTTTACCGTCTATGTATTCTCGGAAGGAGAGTGGATGTTCACCGTCCCACGTACCTTCTGGGTCAGGTTTGTACGTTCTATACCATCGCTTCGATTGTAAATCATAATAAGGGGTGCTTAGTTCTGTGTCTTTCATTTAGCGTTCCTCTATTTTATTTGTAAGTGCTTTTAATTGTCGTTTTTTAGAATGTAATTCAAGTAAGCGTTGTCGTTCGAGGGCGATCTTACTTAGTTTATTTCTACGATTATTCTTTAAAGATTTTTTTATTTTAGCCTCCAAACTCTAACCCCCCGTATTTTATTTTCTATAACAGTTTTTATACGAACTTGTAATTTTCGCTCTTTACATTTCTTGTACAAAATCTTTTTTGCTTTTTTATCATCAAGACATGGAATAAAAAAAGAACTGTGGGGTTTAAATTCATCCCATTGAATATCAAATAATATTCCGTGTATCTGAGTCGTCATCGTCATCATCAGTTTGTTGTTCTAAATTTTTTATAAATTGATTTGTATCAATTAAATCATCTGTGGCAACATCGAAAATATGTGTTTCAACGGGCGGTGAATCAATGGAAGTTCCGGTAGCTAGACGTTTGCGTTTAGTTCCCTTGAATATATTTTTTGCGTCTAAATCAGAAATTAAATCTTTAAAGATAATTTGTTCTTCAGCACAATATTTCCTTATTGCTTTGCTGGAAACATACAATATTTTGTTATCAGGTTCTAACCTGATTGATAATTCAAATCTAGGCTCAACTAACGGTGCAGGAGTTAAATTAACTCTAGCATCCGCAGTTCCGTTTACTACTAATATATTTCCGCGATTAATATTTAAAAACCCCCCTAGAACACTAATGAAATCTATTTCTGGTTCTGTAATTTGTTGACGTAATATAGGAATAAGATCATTTGTCGCCCATCGTAATACGCGGATAACATCAATATCTATTAGGTTTAAAGTTTTAGAAATATGTGCTCCGGTTATATTGCATGAAATTACGGCTGACCAAAATCTTTCTTTTGCATTTAAATTAGCTTTTTTATCGAGGGTTTCTTGCATCCCCCGTGTTAATTCGACTGCTGTTTTTAAATTCCTAACTAACCATTTAATGTAAGGGGGTCCAGCTAAACCATAATTGTGTAGCATGGTCCCTTCAAATAAATTATATGCGTCTGATTTATTAATGTTGTCTGTTTGGTCTATGCGATATTCAAGTAGTCGCATAAGTTCACCATCAGCAAATTGTTTAAGCAAACTTAATTTTTCTGCCATTGATGAGTTGGCACTTGCTAATGCAATCAATGACCACGATGTATCGTTTTTACGTTCAATGTTAGTTTGGGACTGCATACGTCCCGGCCCTGTTCCTTGAGAAACGTTGTACAGCAATTTGGAAACAGTCGCCGGGTCCATATTGGTCACTTCATCAATCGTGTAAGGCATATTGTTCATAATGCCCAATCTAAACATTTTGTGTGCAAACGTGTCAGTCTCTTGGGCTAGAAGTTTGTCAGGATGTCCGTATACGGAGTTACACACTTTAAGGATAGTTGACTTGCCTGTACCAGAAGATGAGTTAATCAAATTAATCAACGCGCCATTGAAACCGAGGTGTTTCATGAGCGGTGCGCCGAAGGCTGTGAACAAACCAAAACAATGTGGCTCAAAGTTATCTTGGTCATAAATCGAAATAACTTTTTTCCATTCCTCTAAATCGCCTTTGGGTTGTATCCACTGACATAATGATTCAGTTGAAGGGGAGGGAGGACTATATTTAATGGTTTTTAAACCTATTTCTTTGTCTCCAAGAATAAATTTATTATCTTCATCAACCCATCCAAATTGTACACGCATAATTTCAGCTTCTGCTTGCGTTTGTTGCTGTTTTGTACACGCCATCAGGTAAACCATCATGGCATCCAACTGTTTAGACATCAGTAAGATTCCTTGGGTAGCTAGAAGTTTTCCTAGTTCTTCTTTGCTTCGCATCACAGAAAGTGGGATATAGAATTCGCGGGGAGCGTCCTTTGGTAAGATGAATCTTGCTAAAGCTGTATCACCTTTTTCTTTATCATTAAGACGCTTGATTAAAAATATATCATTCTCATAAATTAAAATATCGTCGTCATTAGGATCACGGGATTTTCTATATATCCCCCCTGCTGCGCCTCTAAAATATGGATGTGGGAGAGGGGGACACTCATTAAGAACAGTTTTCTCTTCTTTTTTTTCTTGAATTTCGAGTCCTAAAACAATAGGACTTTTTATTTTGTTTTTATGTTTGCATGTTTCACATGCTTCAGGAGCATAACTTTCAAAAGTTTCACATTTATAGGGTTTTCCATGTAACCCCATAGCCATAGTTTCTGTTTCTTCAAAATTATATTTTGAATGTTTCTTGGAAACAATATGGATGGCAATTTTTTTATCTATACAATTCGCTGCAATAGATAAAGCTCCTCTCCATAAACGGTAGTCAGCGTTTTCTTGATCCAGTAAAGCTATTTTTAATTGATTACAGCTTTCACCTGTGGTCATTTTTTTAATTATTTTTGAAAAACTATATTTTTTATTCTCTATAAGTTTCTGCGTTAATGGAGAATATTCTGATGGTTTATATGAAGTGGTTTTTTGATTAATAGCGTCTTTAAATGACTCAAAATCAATATCTGGCCCCTCATGTAAAACACAAACATAGACAGGGGGGTCAGTTTTATAGTTGTATGTTTCGGGGATTCGTAAAATACGAGCAGTATCAGCAGTGATAGCTGCATCAGCTTCCATGTTGCAATCTTTACATAGAGCTTTTAGTTTTTCAGCAACAGGAAGCCACTCAGTTTTTTCTATGGCTTCAGAAAGAATCCAATAAACGTGTACACCACTTCCGCTTGTTATTAAGGTGGGAGTGGGGAATTTATTTGTATTGCAAAATGCTTTTAAAGCTACGAGAGCTTCAGCTTGATTTGTGTATGGTTTTCCATCGCCACAATCTATATCCAGAAAAAAACTTTTGAACCATGCGGCATTAACTTGCGTGCGTTTACCTGACTCTTTGAATGTGGCACATGCGAAATAGATATCGTAGTTATTAAATAATAAATTCTTCGTTTCAAATCCAACATCTTCTAACGTTTCATGGAAACTTTGTTTTGGTGGTGCATCTTTTTTAAGCCCGACAAGACAATAATATCCCTGCGGGGCAAGTATTCTTGATAAAAACTTTAACATTACTCCCCCTCTCGGTGAACATCCCACCCTCCATTTTTGAGCATCGCACTTATTTTTTCTTTATGCTTTAGTGCAGGAACCCATGTACCATCAAACCATCCATAAATAGTCATTCTGGTAACTTCAAAATAGTCTGCAACTTCAGAAACAGATATATCTCTCGAAATACAATACCTTCCTAATTGCACACCAAAACTTTTTCCAGATGCTTCTTTGTTAGCTAAGATAATTTTTTTGCTGTAGCCGCGATTATCAGTAATCATTCGTCGTCAACTTCTTCATCACGCTCCGCAAATTCTTTAAGAATACTTTTCATGTCTGGATTATCTTCTGGAGCGGCTACTTCTTTTTTCTTACGTGTTTTTACTTTGGGTTTTTCTACAGGTTCAGCTACAGGTTCATCGTTAACTTCAAATATGTTAACTGGTTCAAAAGGCTCATCAGATTCTGTGGCATTTGATTCAACAAAGGCAGTTTTAGATTCTTCATTATTATTTATTAATGAATAAGAAGTTGTAATAGCTTCTTGAACTTCTACTGCGTTAGTTAATTCTTTTAGTGTGGTTACATCTTCTTCATCCACAAATCTAGTTGGGGTAAAAAATAACTTACCCCATGAAACTTCCTCATCAAAGTACATACGGGTAACTACACGATCAATTGATGTTCCGTTTACATCAAGGTATTTAAGGTATCCGTTAAACCCCATTTTATTTCCATTAGTTTTAGGAAATATGGATGTTGATGGCAACTGCATTTGATAAATTTCACCATCTATTTTCTCTGCACGAACAACTGCAATCCGACGATGGTAGCGACATTGTTTACCATTTGCTCCTTTTACGTTTTTAGAGCAACTATTACACGTAGGGGCTTGTGGGTTTTCGATTACGCTGTTTGGCTTTTCGCTGTCGTTAGACCAACAAACAGGCGGTTTAACTGAATCAGGAGAATACGAGTCTTCGTAAAACGCACGGGAAATTTTGGGTGCTACTCCTACTATAACAACATCAAGATGTTTGGCTTCTCCGCCACTTTGTACAATAGAGCCAAGTTTAATTTCCCACGCACCTTTACCATTCATACCAATACGAGGAATACTAATACTCTGTGTAGTGGCAAGTGATTTTGCTAATTCTGTTTGTTCAGAACCAATATGTTTGGGAGCCTTCGATAAATCAAAAGGCTGAACTAAATCATTAGACATTTTTTACTCCTTCGCTTTAGGACGACGAACGGTTATTGAATATTTCGATTCAATATTTAAACCGCGTGGATGGATATTGGGATGTTCATCAAGAAATTTCTTCATATTTCCTTGATGTATGCGTTGTTCAACTAATTCAAACGCATTATGTTCTTTGATGATGTCGCAAAAATGTAGCCAATCCGAAGTCCAATACTTTTGCCGAACGTTGCGGATAATAGTTCCAGAGTTTGTATTGATACTATTAACGCCATCCTTTTCACAAACTTTTTCAAACTCTGCTGCAATCAAATTTTTTTGTTTTTCTAAAACCTTTATTTCTTTGTCAGTCTTTTTTTGAACTTCTGATATTTTATTTTTGATGGCGAGATATGCTCCAGCCATTTCATTTAGTGAATAAGTTCTTTCCTTCATAACTGCGCTCATGTTTACTCCTTTGCTTTTAATTTTTTCGTAAATCGTATTTTACTCGCATCCTATACAATGTCAAAGAGTTATTCATTAATAATTTCGTTATACAGATCAAGTAATTTGATATGGGTATGAAGCCTACCGGATAATAATTTATACAATCGTCGTTCTGTTTCTGATCCCTGTATATTTACAATAGTCATTGCATTTTTTTGTCCGCGTCGATTGATGCGGGCGTTGGCTTGTAAGTAAGTTTCCGTGGACGTGATAGGCGCATACCAAATAATTGTGCTGGCTGCGGTAAGGGTTACGCCGTGTGCTGCTGCTTTAGGCTGAATAATAAAAACTTTTATGTCATCTAATTCCTGGAACCGTTTAAACAATTCAGTTCTTTGATTTAAAGAAGTATCGCCTGTTATACATTCGACAGGTATTTTTTGATTAATAAGATATTCGTGTAAAAGTTTAATCGTATGACGGAACGGCACAAAAATTAATACTTTAGCAATTGATTCATCTATAACTTCTTTAACAACTTTAAGTCTGTTGGATACGTCAAATTCAATTGTGTTTCCAGAATTTGAATAAACTGCTCCACCTGATACCTGTAATAATTTACTCATATTTACAGCAACATTGGCAGAAGTAACTTGTTCTTCGCCCGCTTGCATAAGAAATTCAGTTCTTAATATCTTGTAATAATGTTGTTGTTGGAGCGTAAGGGGGGCCATCCGGTCAACATATGTTACTTCTGGTAAATCAAGACACTCTTCTTTCGTAAACCGGATGGCGGGTTGTAATGTTTCAAATACAATATCTAAAGCATTTGGTTTCGGAACCCATTTAAAACGTGATACTGGATACATCACCATATTACGAAATGTTGTTAATGACCGTGTTACATTCTCAGGCACACATAACTTTGCTAAACCATGTGCATCAACCGGAGACTGTGCGGCGGGACTTCCAGTGAGCATCCACATCCATGTTGATGGCCCTACTAACTTACTCATCGTTTTCCAACGTTTGGTAGTAGATGTTTTATAAGCATTAGCTTCATCTATAATTACCAAATCAAAATTACTATTTTTGATAGCCTCTTTAACAACTTCTATACCGTCATAATTAATAACAATGTATTCATATTCTGTGTTATTAATTATTTTTTCTCGCTTCTCTCGTGGCCCATAAGCAATTCCTACCTTTCTATGTACCGCAAATTTAAACAGGTCTGCTTGCCATGCCGATTGCATGATAGATAACGGACATACAATAAGAACGCGATTAATATATTTTTTATCTAACAAATAATCAGAAGCCCATACACAGGCAGCAGTTTTACCTGTCCCTTGCTCGTTAAAACAAAATGCACGGGGATTAAGTGTCAGAAACTCTGCGGTAACTTTCTGATGTTCCATAGGCGGGGAAACCCCCGCCCATTTATATTCATGTGTGATCGGGGATGGAACACCTTTTAATTTAAGTCGCGTCAGCTTTTGTGCAGTTGGGAGATTCCAATCCACACAAATAGTGTAGACATCATCCTTAATGTTCACGACGGAACTTTGAGGGATTTTGTCTACAACTTTATCAGGGTGACGTGTTCTTAATAATAATCTATCCTCAATAACTTGCACGTATTACTCCTACGTTAATCATGTCTTTTTCTTTTTCTTCTTTTTAGGTACATTTCTCTTCACACTTTTATCTGGGTTACGGCTGAATGACCTATTCTTGCTTGGTGATACACTTCTTAGATTACTTGCTTTGTTTGTACCACCTTTAGACAAAGGTTTCTTGTGATCTATGTCTTCGCCTTTAACATCTGTAATCTTCTTATCTTTGCCGGGGTTTTTAGCTTCGTATCTAGCTCTTTCTCTTGTGTTTCGAGCTTTTCTTTCGTTTCTTTTTTTCTGAAGCTGATACTCTTTTTTGTAATTTCGATCTTGTTTTGGATTTTTGTACGGCATCTGATTTACCTCGCGCTTTATCAAGAGCAATAGCAATAGCTTGGTCTTTAGGTCGTCCTGATTTTATGAGTTCCTTTATATTTTCCCCGACAACTTTTTGGCTTTTACCTTTCTTCAATGGCATTTTTACCCCCTCCCATTGTACTCACAGTCTAAAACTGGACAGAATTGACGACAAGTAAAATTAGATGTGGGATTCCAAGTGTCAGCTTCAAAAGATAAATTCAATCGTTCTAACTCAGTATCCCAATTAGACCAATATTTTTCTTCTTCTTCCTTATAAAAATTAGCCTTTTTAAATTCTTCTGAAACTAAAAATAACAATCCACCTTTAACGCGCTCAACTTTTGGAAAGTGTTTAAATATAGCAAGCGATAAAATTTCCAGTTGTTTCGTATCTGCGTACTTTGCAGATTTGCCGGTTTTGTAATCAACCAATAAAGCATTTTTCCCATCTACGGAAATAAAATCGGCTACCCCACGCCACCATGCTTCTTTATCTTCAAAGTCACAAGGTTCCAAATCAGAAGTGAGCGCCATCTTATGTTCAAAAAATTTATCCCCTTTTGTATCTAATAAAATATCTACGTGTGGTTTAATAAACTTATGTTCTTCTGGAATTTCTTTGTTATCGCGTCCGTATTCTTCAGCAACTTTGTGAACTTCCTTACCATAGGTTAAATGGCGTGATTCTGGCTCTACTATATCTTTTAGAATACGTAGTCGATGAAACTTCCGAGCACATTGCGTAAACAATGATAACGAAGAATAGGACCAGCAAAAATTCATTCTGGCGGGACTCTCCCCGTAAGCCACTCGAAGAACAATTCCCGCTCTTCCCCGTCTTGGGCGTAGGTCAGCGGGGTCAGATTTACCTCTCCCAGTGGACCGTCAATCAGTGCATACAGGCTTCCATCATTATTGCGAACTGCGTACAACACCGACTCCCGACTGAGCATAACCTCGAATGGTCTACGATCCAGCCCAGCACGTCGGCCTTTCACTCTGAAAAATTCTTTATGCATAATTTATTTCCTTTATTTTTTGTTTATATTCTTTTTCTATTTCTGCTATCGAGAAATCCTCCCACCGCTTTTCTATTCGGCCTTGTTCTTCTTCCCTAACGGTGTAATCTTCTCTTAACCAAGGCATTTTTGTAGTATTAGTCATTAACATTCTCCGTAAGATTGTCCTATTCCAATATCACAATTAAGCGGTAATCCCGTTGCCCATTTTGGCGAAGTTTTCATTATGTTTTCTATGTAACTTCGCGCCTTTTCTTTTTCGGTTTTTCTTACCACACAAACGATTGAGTCATGTACTGTTAAAGCGACTTTATATTTTTTTGAAATCTTAATCATTTGCCATGAAATAATACATCGTGCAATGGCTTGGCAAACGTTCTCTATAACTTTGCCGCCATATATTTTTGTACGTGTGTTATTTTTAGATAGGTAAGAATATTGCCATTCCTTATCACGTTCTAATTCTGGATAAATTAACATCATTTTATTTGGTAATTTAAATCCAATATTTCCATTTATCTCATTAACATCTAAATATATTGCTTGCGGTTGAGTACCAAATGTTGCTGTTTGATCATCTAACATTGCATGTAAACAAATTTGACCATCTTTCCACAGAGCAGGAATATTCGCGTAATTATCTCTGTACGCATTAATAATTCTTTGCGCTTCCCCGAGTTCTATTTCAACTTCAAAGCCATGTAATTGTGCTTGGAATTTTTTAGCCCCCATACCATAACCCGATCCAAGAATAACTGACTTGCCTACAAACCTTTCGTCCTTTGTTATATCAGATGGTTCTTTGTCATTCT